CCCAGCAAGCCGGCCAACTGTATCCGATGTTTAACCCATCGGAAGCACTCAATATAAATTGAATGCTCCCAACGGAGCGCATCAACAGACACATGCTGGTCAAACCTACTAGCATCCAAACCAATGGCGACAGGGTTGCGGAACATGCCCCACTTTTGGGACATCAACCGTCCAGATTCCAACGAGTTAACCCCTTTAAAGACAGTGGGATGTCCAAACAATTTGGACAAAGAAATGAAAATTTTCTCCTCAAGCTTGCGCAAATAACGCCCAAGCTCAACATTATACCGGGGACTCCTAGGACTAATCACCCGGGGAACCGGATCCGTTTTGGATGTGAAGTCTGTCTTCTCATACTTAACGAAAACCTTAACATGGGCATCCCTACTATTGAAACTACTCCTCAATAGATCATTGTAGGCATTCGTATAGGTGCGCAGCTTTCGGCCCCGGAAAGTGCTGACAAAAGCAGCACGACTCAACGGGGCGGTCCGTGGCAACACCGCTACCAACGCTTCCCTAACACCAGAAAGTGTGCGGGAAAAATGTCCTGGTAATGGTTTAGGGGGGGGCACAAACCCAGTAGGGTCTTTAACAAAAAAAACCCTCTCTTTAACCGCCCTCTCCAGAGTGTCAATGTCATTGTTAAAACCTGTAATATGTAGGGGCGGAGAAACCCCACTGACACGAATTAAATTACGGGTTTTGGGCTGCCCCCATCGGCGACGTACCTGCAAATTGGGGTGGTCGGGGGCGCGACTACGTCGACAACCCACCCCAGGTACACCGACAGGGCCTCCCTAACGCCACACCCGGCGGCCAAAAGGCCACCAGGGGCGACGGGCCTGCGTATCCTCACGATCAATCCAGGCATCAGTAGTCTGGAGAACGTTCATATAACGCAAAGCCCGAGAAGGAAGAAAACTATACGGCATGGCCTCATCAATGACCATAGCCGCGTCAACAGCGCGCAGGTCTTTAAACTGACCAATGTGATCACGCATCCACTTACGTGTTATGATCGCATTGGCAGCCGACTTCTCACGATGCCCAAACTCCATGTACGCCTCATGAGCTAACGCATGAGCCATCCGGGTTCGATTTTGGGGTCGCTTACGGCCTGCTCGCTGTTGTTGAGGGGTGCCCACCGTGATGCCCTCTTCATCACACACACCAACAAAGTTCTCATCCATCGCATCAAACAATCCGACCAAGGAAAAACAATCCCTCTCCAATTGGGAGGGACGACGAAAGAAACACATCAAAAATAGCAATCCCGTAATAAAAGCACAACCAATTGCCGGGTAAACACATTGGAGGCCACATAAAGCTTGCATATCTGGG